ATCGTCACCACCAAATAAACCGCCAACTCCAGGAATTTTTTTTGCTTGATCTTTAATGAAGTCTAAAAGTTGTCCAATGGGACCAGAAAATAATAGTCCAGCAGTTGCAGCTAAGACTAACTTAGTTCCAATACCCGCAAATGTTGCAATTACTGCTGGTAATGCAATTTTAATTGCAGCAAGTGCTGCACCTGCTACAAGTAATCCTGTTATTGTTGAATTCTTAATTTTATTAAGTTCATCTTTATTATTGCTGGCAAGTGCGCTGATTGTATCAACACCTTTCATCAATAACCATCCACCAAATATGGAGGTGAAGAAGCTACCTAATCTAGAAAGAGTAAACTGTGCCTTAGCTGCAATTTTATTTGCAGGTGCTAATGCTGCTGCTTGGATTTTCTTTTCAATTACACTCTCTTTACCTTCACGCAGTTTTTGCTGCGCCAATCTATTCTGTAATTCTGATTCTTGTGCTTCTTGTTGTCTCTCTAATTCTGATTGTCCTGCGAGAGTATTGCCAATGACTTGTAGAGAACCAGTCAAAGATTGCATCTGAGCACCCAGATTTTGCAACTGGTTTGCTACAATGCCTAGTTGTAATGAATTTCTACCAATAAGTTGTTTGGTCTCTGGATCTACCTGTGCAGGTGCCACTGCTCTGCCTGTGTAAGCAGCGGCAGACATTCTTCCTTGTCTTCTACCTAGCAGTGGTGAAATCTCAACCATTCTGTTGTGCCTTTAAATTTTCTTCTTCAATATACTGTTGGAGGAAGGCAAGATAAACTTCTTTCTCCCACGGTATCATATTTTCTAACTCTGTTAAGCTATATTTATGATGTTGCATCAAGGCAAAGTTAATTTTAAAGTATGACTCAAGATCAGTATGAGCCATACCTACGCGAAAAAAGATGCTAACCCTTCCAATACAATATCATTTTCTTTCCCAGTATTAGGATTGGTGATCGTAACCGTATGAGAAAGTTTTGGCATAGTTGAGAAGAAGTTTTCAATCTCCTTAAACTGTTTTGAACTTAGAGATTCAATAAAATCTTTCAGTTCTTTTTTGGTACAATCTTTAACAGACCAAGATTCCTCTTCATTATAAATCTGTTCGATACAGGACATGATAATATCAAATGTATCATCAACACCAATATCAGTCACTATGAAATTATTTTTGATGAATTCATTCATGGAAGGATATCTCATCTTAAGAGTCAAATCATCATCAAGTTTAATATCTGATGTATGCGACTCATCATATTGAACTTCAATTGAATCTAGATCAATTATAGCAGAAACTTTTGTAGTCCCATCATCAGGACAAGTAATTAAAACTTCTACTTCTTCACCTACAGACTTACCACGAATGTTTAAGAACAGATATTCAATATCAAAGGTTGATAGTTCATCAACTTTAATACCTCTTGTAATAATACAAGATGAAATGACCTCTTTAATAGCATTAGCGATATGTTGAGTGTCTTCACTCTCCATAGCAATAATTAAAACTTTTTCTTCTTTAACTAAAAAAGGTCTGTACTTAATCTTCTTTTTAATAGAAGGAATTACCAACTCATAAGTTGGTGTAGAAATCTTTGGTAAAGGCATTACGATTCATGCACGTCAGTAAAATTATTTAGAGAGGTTATTAAATCCTTCTTCCTTGACTAATATTAGATGCTTGCGTTGCATCTAACTGATATGGAGCATCCTTAGAATTAAATCCAAAGTTAAAGAGTGCATCACTTCCTGCATTCAATAGCGTAGACGTAAATGGATTAATTCCAGAGTCATTGGTGGGAATATTAAATCCAGAATTAAGACGACCATAAATTTGTTCAGTCTGTTGCTGTGAGGTTGTACCTGAACTTGCTGGTCTCTTTTTATTACCATTCTGCTTCAAGAAAGCATCAACTGAGCGAGACTGACCAGAGTAATATCTATCATAATGAAAAGATGCTGTTGCTTTTAATATTTGCGAACCTTCATATGATACTGGCGTAGCGTTCAATGATATTGGGAACAATCCAAAGAATCTATATTCAATGTATCTCTTATAATCTCTTTCAAACTTGATAATTCTAGTTTCATCGCACTTATATTCATTAGGATATCTCATCCTGAAATGAAATCCATCAACAAGAGGATCAGCACCGATAGGAGATACATCATCACCAACTTGTGTTCCGCCAGTCTCTGATCCAGAGCTCATGAACTCCATCCAGTGCTCTAGAAACTTTAATGACTTATATCCAGTATCAACATAGAAATCCATGTCAATCTGAACAAAGGTTCTAGTGTGTGCAAACTTTTCTGCAACGCCTTGATATTTTCCTACAATATCTGCTGTCGCAAATCCACTTCCTGGAAGTGATGCTCTGCAACACAAGAGTCCTATTGTCTCAGTAATATATCTACTATCCATCCCCCTCTGTTTGAGATGTCTTTGTAACTTTCCATTGAGTCCACCAAATTCTACAAGAAAGTGAGATGATGTTGCAACCTGACTTATGGTTGGTTTTATTTGAGATATTTTCTTCGGAAGGGGTCTAGGCACTCTAAATATATTATAGGTGATTGTTTAGTTATTTAGATGTCATATAAGGGAAAATACAAACCATCTTATCCTAAAAAATATAAGGGAGATCCTACTAATATCATATACCGTTCTCTCTGGGAACGCAAGTTTATGGTTTACTGTGATAATAATACAAATGTCATAGAATGGCAGTCAGAAGAATTTTGTATTCCATACCGATCTCCTATTGATAATCGAGTTCATAGATATTTTCCAGACTTCTTTATCAAGTATAAAGATATCAATGGTAGAGTTAGATCGTCTCTTATTGAAGTAAAACCTTTAAGGCAATGTTCACCTCCTCCTAAACCTAAGAGACAGACAAAAAAATACCTGAACGAAGCATATGAGTATGCTAAGAATCAGGCAAAATGGAAAGCAGCAAAAGATTTCTGTGAAGACAGAATGTGGGATTTTAAGGTAATGACGGAGAAAGAACTCGGTATCAAGTAATGGCAAAGAGACCAACACAAACAGATAGTAATGTAAACAGGATCCGTGAACTTGTCGATAATATGACAGGTCTAAAAGATCCTGACGATAGAATGCTTGAAGTTTTAGACATGTTGACTGCTTCTTCTGCAAGATCTGTTGAACCTGGAAAATTGTATCTCTTTGTATATAATGCCAAAACACCCAATATTACATACGATCAGAATCCATTTATAGCAGTCACAGATGTATTTCAGTGGGGATTCCGTGGATTTAGTGCTCATTGGAGAGAACCTAGACAATATACTTGGAATGAAGTAGGAACTGATGTTTATGAGATTTTCCGTTCTGAAGTAAATGACGTATTAAGACTGTCACTTATGAACAAGCGTCTAAATACTTAAAAATCTCTCTGTAGATGTCTGAACTTAAGAAACCACTTAGATATCCCCTAAAAAGCATGGGGGGGGATGGTGATAATAAGCAAGATATGTTGTATATAAAAATCTTCAGTCCTAAGAGATCTGAAGATATTTATTCGTTAGATAGCATGTTTGAGACTAGGAAAGTCAAAGAACTTAAGGATGGTAAGCAAGTAGAAAATGAATATGTAACTGGTTTTAAACCAATAAGAACAAGAGATGATATTTTTAATGAGGTTGGTGCTCAGACAGCAGAGATAGAATCAAATGCTCGATATATCTACCTACCAATACCTCAACAGGTAACAGATAATATATCTGTTGATTATGCACAGGATACTCTGAATCCGCTACAAGCTGCAGGTCTTTCTGCAGCTTCTGGTCTGATTGGAGACCCCAGTGATACTTTAGCAACTGCAATGCAGATAATGCAGACTGCTGCAGGAACATCAATTGGACCAGATACTAAGAAGATGCTTTCAACCATCTTAGGTGGTAAAGCAATCAATCAACTTGGTGCAAACGTTAATGCACAATCATTGATTACCAGAGCAAGTGGTCAAGTTCTACAGTCAAATATGGAACTCCTATTCAATGGTCCTACATTAAGATCATTCCCATTTGTCTTTGACTTTGCTCCACATGATGAGTTTGAAGCAGCAGAAGTGATGCAAATTATTAGAGTAATGAAAGAAGCAATTGTACCAAAGAAAGGTACTAACGCTGGATTGTTCATCAATTCTCCAGATTTATTCCAACTTGAATATATTACTGCCGAGGGTCGAGAGCATCCATTTTTAAATAAATTTAAGGTTGGTGCTGTTAGTGATATTAGTGTAAACTATACAGCATCTGGAACTTATGCAACTTATGGTGGAAATTTGAGAGCACCAGTTCACATACAAATGTCATTTACATTTAAAGAACTCAACCCAATCTATCAAGAAGATTATGATCAAACAGATACTAATGGTAAACCAATCGGAGGTGTAGGATTCTAATGGGATATTTTCAAGAACTACCTGATCTTTTATATCAGTCAAATTTATTAACTAAGACTTCATCTCAAGAATACCTTAGAGTAAAGAATTTATTTCGTAGAGTAAAACTTACAGATCAAGTAAAAGAGTCTGCAACATTTTTTCAGAAGTATGTAATAGAACAGGGCGATAGACCTGATGTTGTTGCTGAAAAAATTTATGGTGATGCTAGAAAAGATTGGGTTGTAGTTCTAACTGCAGGGATAACAAACATTAGGGATGAGTGGCCACTTGATAATAATCAATTATATAAATTTGTTGAGAATAAATATGGATTAACTAAAATCAATGAGATTCATCATTACGAAACTGTTGAAGTTAGAGATAACAGAGATAGATTAATACTTCCTGCTGGTCAGAGAGTTGATTCAACTTTCACAATTCCAACTCCATATGATGCTTCAGACACTAACTTTTATATCACAACTAGACCTGATTCAAGCAATATTTCACATAAAGGTGTCAATCAACCTATTAGTCCGATAACTGGAGTATCTAATTTTTCTTATGAAACTAAAAAGAATGAATCTAAGAGATCAATTGATTTAATGAGACCAAGATATATGCAACAGTTCATGAATGATATGAGAGATGTTATGAACTACAAAGAAGGTCCTCTAGTTATAAACAATAAACTAATTTCAACTGAAAATACTAGACTTATCGGTCCATAAAAGATCTAAACTTTTATCAAAAGTCATTACATAACGATGTTTGCGAGAACGATCTCTCCATTCACCTTCGGCGTCTCCAATTTTACCCCTCGAATGTTTGGAACCATCGTTGAAGTAAAAGTCTTTTTTTGGATCTGATAAACCGCAGTACCTAAAATTGCAAGCACGATAAATTGTGCCACCATGATGATCACTATCAGCATACGAAATAATTGCTCTGACCTCTGTTTCATTTCTAAGACGTTTAATCGCTCTAGAAACAAACCAAGAAGTAATGTTGTACTCTTCTTGCTGAGTGTCGGGGTGGATGCAGAGTCTTGAGAGTTCAAAGAGTCCTTGCTGCTCATTTCTTTCTAATCCGAAAGCGCCTTTTGCTATTTCAGGAACAGGGAGACCTGTAAAAATACAGACTCCCTGGATGCCTCCGATATTTAGAGGACAGAATTGATTGTTTTTATATAAACCGTAATTATATCCAGACTTAAAGGTTTTGGATATATCCTTCAAATAATGAAACCGCAGAAGTAACTCTGCGGATTCACTCTTATTTACACGATCAATGTGGTAATCAGACTTCACTTGAATAAGAGATTAAAATATGCCGCCACCACTAATAAAGTGAGGCAGATCTGATTGTATTTCACTCCTCAGCAAGTTTTGCGAAGTATGAAAGTGCATCGTCATCATCACTAGAAGAAGAACTAGAAGTGACAATATCTTCTGCGTTGAAGTCACCAGGGGTAGAAGTCACTGCGGGTGCAGCACCACGGTTAGAAGCGCGGAAATCTTCCTCTGCCTCAACGGTTTCTTGATCTTGGAAACGAGGTGTGCCCTTGTTACCAAGAACATAATCAAGACGCTTCTTCAGAGCATCATAGTCCTTAAACTGATCGGGAGCAGTGAACTCAGCGAGAGAGTTCTCTTTCTTCCAGATTGCTTCCATTGCGTCATCGTCGTCCAAGAGTGCGCCTTGTGTGGCAAACTCAGAAGAATCGTAGTTACGATAACCTGCAACGTTCTTAGCTTTCAGTTTAAAGTTGGCACCCTGCCAGAAGTCGAATGGATCAATTGCTTCCTCATCCTCAAACTCAGGTTGCATAGCAGCAGTGAGTTTGTCAAAGATCTTCTTGCCGTACTTATACAGCATCACTCTACCTTCATTGGAAGGATTAGCAGGATCTTTTACAACATAGATGTTGCTGATGTAAGTCAATTTACGCTTCTGCTTACGAGCAGCATCTTTACCTGCATCAGTGCCATTGTTCCACAGCAGAGAATTGTACTCAGACACGGGATCTTTCTGTCCCAGGCTAGTCAGAGAGTTCTCAATGTACCAACCACCAGGACCTTGGAAGGCGTGGGAGTACAGTTTCACGAAGGGAAGATCTTCACCATCAGGTGCAGGAAGGAAACGGATGACGGCATAACCATTGCCGCTCTTATCACACTCCAGTTTCCAGAGACGGTCATCAGAAGAACCGCCAGTGTTATTCATCTTTTCGACTTCCTTGACCAGTTTTTGTGTCAGGGAGCCCAGTTTGGATTGCTTTTTAAGGTCTGCGAAAGACATTTAGATACCTCGGATTGAGTTGGATGTTTTGGATTTACTTAGATAGTATAACAAGAAAACCGTCAGGCGTCAACGTATTTTTTAAGTGCCTCGATGGTTGCATTCATACTATTGAAAAGCATGGTCATATCGGTTTCAGGGGGAAATCCCATCATAGCGACTGACTTGCGGAGATTCTCTTTCATTTCAACCGCTTTGGGATCGTCTGAAAGAGATAACCTAGTATACATCACTCTTTGCTTTTCTAGCAAGTCCTGAAGTATTTGAATATGCACAAGTCTTTCTTCCCTATCCATCATACCAAATCCAAAGAGAGATCCATAGATTTTCTCTTGGAGTTTGTTAATTTCATTCAGTTCATCCTGAATAATTTCAGAGTCGAAAAAATCACTCATGCACAAGTTCCCGCAATATCTTTTTATATTTGAATACGTCAATATTTATGAAGGGTCCATATTTTCTCAATTTTAAACTGACGGTTTCCCATACGGGATCATCTAACTTCTTATCAAAGTTTTTAGAAAAATGGAAAATTTTGTCGTAGATTACGAAGTTTTCTAGAGAGAATCTCCCGCTTAGATATTCTTTCAGAAGAATGGGATGTCCTCTGGAACAGTCGAACAGTTTCTTGAATGCGTTCTCCGAGAACAACTCGTTGCTTTGTTCTTTGAACAAGTAGGTCGAACTCTGTCTCCGTTTTTTCCATTCGGCATAAGTCCTTTCGCCAGAATTGATAATTTCTCCAATCCATAGGTTTTGTGGGTTATCAGCGGAAGAAAAATTTGATACCAAAAAATTAACGACCTCTTCATCAGAATACTTACGAGAAGTCTTCTCAAACCAATACTTGTCTTTCCTCTTATTGAAAGAGGTTACACTAGCACGGGTTTTTGCTCCGTATTTGAAGAAGTCGTATTTAGGATTTGTAAAATGATTTTTTAGTGACAAATAATGTTGATAAGTTTCAAAGGGTGTCACGATCATAAAGGAAGTTTTGCTCTTGAAGTTCGTTTCATAAAGTTGAGACGTGTCGCATCCCACTTAAGTTTCTCTTTCAGAGGTTTTGAAACGAGTTTAGTAATCGAGTCTACCTCAAGTTCATTGATTTCGCAATAGTGTACGATAGCATCAATGTAATTAAATTTTTCTTCAGAAGCAATTTTTTCAATTTCCAAAGCAAATTTGGAAGGAGTTAAAAATTTACTTTCAATTGCCTTTTCTAGTTCTTTATTAGGTTCCATATAGCTCCAATTTATCTCTAACAAACTTTCCAATGTATTGGGTAAGAAGTTTGATGTACTTTGACTTGTCTCGTTCTTCATAAACTACACACTCTCCATTTTCACATGCCATGATGATTACAAGTTTTTTGACTGAAATTCCAGTCAGTTCGTACAGCATACAACCATATGCCATGCACTGTACAAAATAGTGGTCGATCCACTCGCGTGGTTTGGGTTTAGCAGAAGTCTTGAAGTCTATTATTGCTAACTCGCCATCATATTCAGCGATACAATCTACGGTCCCTGCTACACCTAATTGTTTACTATACAGAGACCCTTCAAGGGCGTAAATATTATTTATAAGATTTAGTTTTTCTTTACAGATATTAAAAAGAAACTTAGAAATAGGAGGAACATCTGGTAGTTGTTCATTTTTTATGAAATATTCAACCAATGTATGCATATCTGTACCACGTCGTGTAGAACGTTTAGTGATACGATCTGCTTCCTCATTACCAACTCGCTTACGCCATTTGACAAAGATTTCCTTATTGAAATGACTGGTCACAGATGTAATGGAGACTAGTCGGAGGAGTTCTTCTTCATCAGGAACAGAGTAATATCTTACTCCATCAATAGTCTCCCTCTTAAGTTGAGGGAGATTCACATCAACATGATTAAACATTAGAAACCAGATTCCATTTTTGCAATAATATATTCTTTGACGAGACCAGAACGAACAATATCGTCAACTCCAAACTCAATTATATCAAATGACTCCATTTTACGCAAGATGCCCAGAAAATCTACAATACCATTCTTCTCTTTATCTTTCTGTAAGTCAGACTGACGTGCATCACCACAGAAACAAATTCTAGTATTTTCACCAACACGAGTGATAATAGAATCTAGTTCGTGAAAGTTAAGGTTTTGGAATTCATCAACAATTATAATAGCATTATCAAGTGTAGTTCCACGTAAGAATGAAGTAGACCAAAACTTAATAGATTCCTGAGACTTCAGGTTTCCATACAACATTTCAAAATCTGCATCACTAGGCATCTGGAACATATACTTAACCATATTCTTATATGGAATCTGGTAGATGTCTGCTTTATCATCATGGTCTCCTGGTAGAAAACCAATCTCTCTAGTTGCTACAAGAGAACGTACAAGATAGATACGCTCGTAAGGGGTATTTTCATTCAACACATCTTTAAGTGCATTGAAGAGCGTTATAAACGTCTTTCCTGTGCCAGCTGCACCGTAAGCAACAATGTGTTTTCCTTCTTGATAAGAATCAAATAAACGCTTTTGATTCTCAGTAAGAGGTTCAATATCAACCAGATATTCCTGACTAAGCGGTTTTTTCCTCTTCATCTGCTTGGTTGTAAGACCAACTCCAATGGGTTGTTCTGCAGATGCTCTCTTTCTTCTCGCCATACTAAATCCTTCTTACTCTTGAACCAGGTGCTTTCGATGCTTTACCAAGGACATCATTCCATCCAGGATTTCTGGAGATTAGTTTATTTTGCCAATCACCTACTTCTTGTGCAGAGGCACATCCTTTACTCCAATCTTTATCCCAATCGGGATTGTCCTTGCGCCATTGCTCATAATTTGCAATGGTCATATTCAACTCTTTTTCTTCCCCAGTTTTGCTGTTTTTTACAGGATATGATGGCATAGTATTAACTCCAAGGTGTTTTATTTAGATCCACTCAAGTGCTTCTGCACAGGTGGGAAATTGTTCAATAAAGATCTTTTTACAACCTTCTGCAAGATCCATATGCTCTTTCTGAGTACCGTTAGCAGTCCTCAGATTTATGTAATGGATCCATGAACGGCAAGAACCGGACATATAGATTTTTGTGGGTGTGGCGAGTGGGAGCACAAAACGAGCACACTCTTTTGCAATCGATGCATCAAGCATCTCTTTGTATAGTTTCATTCCTTCTTCAAAATGTTTTTGCATTTTGATTTGGAATTCTTGATGAGTAAACGCATCAATATTATCAATAGAATTCTGACGATTCTTGGTGTCTTGTCTGCGTAGTTCAGGTAGAGGGATCGTCTCCGCAAGCATAGAACTATCAGCATACCGTTGAGAAAATTCTTGATATGTGAAAGATCTATGGCGGAGCACTTGAGCTGCCACACCTCTAGTAGTTTCTAATTCAAGAGTCATAAATGCCTGCTCAAACACTGACCAGTGGTTGTGCTTGATGCAGTATCCTAGCAATTTTGCATAATTTGGATTCTCTTGATTGTTAGGGTTTGACACACGAGCAACGTATGCCATCATTTTCTCCGCATCGGGAGTTACACTAATCAGTTTTACACTCATTTAAATCCTTTTGATACTTTTTTCTCTAATACTGCCAATTCTTCCTCAAGATCTCGCAGTTGTTTCTTCATCTCAATCAGTTTTTCTTCTGTATAAAGATGCTCTTGCTTCACTAGTCTGCGAAGCAGTTTCATATACTTTCTTGCCCTATCAGTCGGGATACCCATCGTCATCGTTAAAAACCTCGTCGTAATCGCTGTAATGATGTAGAGGATCGTCAAAATTCTCTCGCTTATCTATGTAAGCACTCGGATCTGAATATACCTCTGCTTTTAACCCATCAACCAAGAGTTCCAAGTTACGGACGATGAGTTTCAATCGTTCTTTGTCCATAATAGTGTGTACACTGTAGGTATTATAGCACAAAAAAAGGGGGGGTGTACCCCCCCCGAGTTTAAATTAATTTGCTAGTAGAATTTTGCAAATTCTTTTACATGTTCCTTGATCTTCTTCACATTCGATTAAACAGTCAAAGTAGTCATTTACTAAATCTAGTTCTTCGTTAGACTTAGAAAGTGCATTTTCAATATGCACCCATTCTGCCAATTGATTACGGGAAATGCGATTATGCATTCTCACCTCCATAGATTTTAATACCATAAGAAGGAATTACTTCATAGGCTAGCCTTAATTCTATACTATGTAGACTACTTTGTGTTAATTCACTAACATTTGTTAATTCGTTACTTAAAGACAAAAAAAGAGAGGGTTTATAACCCTCTCTGTAATGTAAGTTAATGAATCACTTAGTATAAGTACGACCACGATAGCAGAATGTACCGTGCGACTCTTTACTTTCTACACAACGAGTATCATACTCAACACCACGATATGAGGTGTGGGTAATCTGTGCGTTGTGAAGTGCAGATGCTTTGTTGATCTGCTGTTTTACCATTTGAAGGGTGTTCATTGTAGTTACTCCTAAAGTAGTTGGATTTTTAGGTCCGTTCCTTTAGTCGTTTGCGTCCCATGGATAGCAATCAGGTGTAGATTCCTTTACGGCTTCTATTAGTTCAATCTTAACTTGGTTGTCAAGATTTTTATTATTCCTCATCCGAAACATAATAGCATCGGCATCAGAACAACTGAGTGATGAATATAAAAGTAATTCAATCATGGGATGAACGGCTCCGTTCCGCGACTTACTTGCGTCCCACTCAAGAGTGGGATGAACGTCAGGTCTTATTATAGACCTTATGCATTATTTAGTCAAGTGTCTCAGTATCAACACAAACATTTTATTTAAAATCTCCATAGTCAAAAAAATTGCCGGGAAAATTTACCGACAATTCTGGGATTCACTTCCGCCTTTTGGTTTCGGGTGGTTTATTTCCATAAAGTTTAGGATTAATCCTACCCTCAGCCTGATTCATAGTCACAAAACCTTTCTTGTACTTATCATAGTAGTAATCGAAGATTTCTGATTGCTTTGCTCCTGTAGCAATATCATAAGAACTCTCAGCACCCTCATCAACCTTATATTCTATAAGAAATGCATTGGTAGGTAAGGTACGGTCTTGTGCTTTATCTCGATCGCAGTTTTCAAAAAGAATTTTCATAAGATTCACGAACGACCTCCCCATTGAACATCAGGATATGCTTCTGCTACAACATCTTGAGTGATCTTATACTTGGTATCAAGTTTTTTATCCTTACACAAGCACATAATTTCTGCTTCAAGAGGATGTAGACCAGAAAGAATGTTAATAAACATTGTCTCTCTACGAAGCATACTCAGAGAATCGTTACCACCTCTGATAAAATTATAAAACTTACGGAACTCAGCACGAATAGTAGTTTTTCCTTGATCATTGGCACCAAGAGAACGAGTATCAAGTTCTTCCATCTTACTTACAGCGTCAGCAATTTTTTCAGAAAGAGTTCCTTTGAATCCACTCTCACCATCGATTGCTGCGTAAGGAACATCTCCTTCTGGAAGCATAGAAACTACACTTTCATCAAAGTTCCAGATGAAAATTGTTTTAAGAACAGGTGCTTCATATTTTTTAAGAGCCTCGATCTTCTTTGCCTTAGAACGCTGCTTGGAAATAATATCCAAGACCTCGTAAATAAAAGGGTTATTAGGAAGATCAGGAATCGCTGGTGCTGGTGCCTCTTTCTTGCTAGTCGTGGGTTTCTTAGTTCTCGGCGTCGTCGCTTTCTTCGTCGTAGTCATGATAGTTTTCAAAATTAAATGCAATTACCTCATCGGGAATCAAGTTTCCTTGATTATCAAACATTTCGGGGTGAGGTCTAGGTACTTCCCGATAGTTCATCATATATTCTCTAGCAGTCCAACCTCCAATTAATCCCACTAAAAGAAACAAGATGGTTAAGAATGAACCTAAGACTAAACTTACTGCTAACATTGTTCTTACCTCTGGGAACTAATTTTTCTTCCTTGCCTTTAAGGAAAACTCAAAGTAGATAGTTACTTCCCTATTGAAGAAGGAAACCATCTGATCAAATATAATATGAAATGGTTTTTTCTGCTTCTTCCCCCCGTTAAGAATAAGTTCAACTCCGCGATTCACCTCACGGATGGTAGTTTTATTTATGTCTCGATTAGATAACTTTTTCTTCTCTGAGAAACTGAATGGTGTCACTACATCCTCCCAACTTTTGATCATCACAAAGAACTTGTGGAAAGGTTGAACCATTTCCAAATTTACCATAGAATTCTTCTCGCGTAAAGTCTCTGTCAAGTTTATACTCAACAAATCTCTTACCAGTCATCTCTAGGACTGTCATTATTTTAGTGCAGAAAGGGCAACCTGCCTTTGAATATACTAAAAAATTCATATCAAATTAGTTACACTCAATTATTATAGCACAACTTACTAGAAATTAAATTTATCTACAAGGCAATCTTTTGAAGTTTAATTACTTACTAGCAATTAAAAATGCTTTATATGCATCTTTAACTGATTGCGTCCATACAACATTGCAGATTGCTTGAACATCAGCATCTTCTCCACTGATATCAGTATCTATAAAGTTATCATCACCATCAATAATACCACAATTGAGTACGTGACGATGGAAAGAGCGTGCAATCTCTACACCATCTTTCTCAATGATGTCTGCTCTGCGAACT